CTCCGATCACCAGCTTGGCTTCGACCCCGCGGCGGCGCAGTTGGAGCGGCGCTTGGATATCGCACAGACCCGCGGCAAGGTCACGCGCCGCGACCCCGAGGCCGGTTGCAACGACTGCCTTGTCCAGGATCAGATGGATCTCTTGAGGGGCGACGGTTCCTGATGCGAGGATTGTGCGCAGCAGGTCCGGGTCGTGTTCGCGGAGCCTGTCAAGCAGATCTGTGGCCGCCTGTTGCACCTCGCCATCGCCGCGCAGATCGGGCATTTCCAACACCCGGCGTTCGGTGGCGGCCGTGTCAATGTGGTCGGCGATGAGGCCCACAATGCTCTTCTCGAGCCCGCGCGCCGGCAGGCGCCAGCCGGTCGGATCTTGTCCGCCCGAGATCAGGCGGTTGGAAATGTAGTACCGATGGCGGCGACCGGATTTGGTGCTGTGCGTCGGGGTCAGCCTGTCACGGGTCTCGTCGCAGAGTTTGCCCGTGAGCAGGGACTGTTGAATCCCTCCAAGGGTGCGGCCCCGGCTGCGCCGCGCCCCGAGTTGCAACTTTTGCTGAACCCGGTCCCAGAGATCCTCGTGGATGATGGCGGCGTGTTTGCCTGGCCAGAGTTTGTCTTTGTGGCGGGTCTTGCCGAGATAGACAGGGTTGAGAAGGATCTTGTGGATCTGCCCGCCGGACATCCGATTGCCGCCTTGCTCGCGGCCCGAGCGGAACCGGTGATGCTTCGATCTGAGCCCCAGATGATCTGCCTCCCGTTCGACGGTGGCCAGAGAGCCGTGCTGGTCATAAAGGTCAAAAAGGCTCTGCACCGTCGGGGCCTCGTTGGCGTTGATGACCAGTTCGCGGGTATTGGGATCGGGGTGGGGATCGTATCCCAGGGGCGGGACGCCGCCCATCCAGAGCCCTTTCTTTTTGGAAGCGGCGATCTTGTCCCGGATGCGCTCGGCGGTAACTTCACGCTCGAACTGGGCGAAGGACAGGAGCACGTTCAGAGTCAGCCGGCCCATGGAGGAGGCGGTGTTGAAGGCCTGTGTCACCGAGACGAAGGAGCACCCAGCCGCATCCAGGCGTTCCACAAGGCGGGCAAAATCTGCCAGTGACCGGGTCAGACGGTCAATCTTGTAAACGACCACCATGCCGATCCGCCTGGCATCTATCTCCGCCAATAACCGTTGCAGGGCAGGGCGCTCCATAGTTCCGCCTGAGAGCCCGCCGTCATCAAAGCGGTCCCGTGCGAGCACCCAGCCTTCCTGCTTCTGGCTGGTGACATAGGCCGCACAGGCCTCGAACTGCGCATCCAGAGAGTTGAAGGCCTGATCCAGCCCCTCGTCAGATGACTTGCGCGTGTAAATGGCGCAGCGGATCTTCGGTGTCGCCGTCATCTGGCACCCTCCTGCAGGCCGAAGAACCGTGGCCCGGACCATCTGGCCCCCGTGATGGCACGGGCGACCGCCGAGAGCGACCGATAGGTCCGACCGTTCCAGCGGAAGCCCTCATCTATCACCTCGACAGCGTGGGTCACACCGTTCCATTCGCGCAGCAACCGCCCGCCTGGTTTGAGCGCAGCGTCGGGCCTTGCAGCCTTCCCGTCAGCTTGTCTGTCCAGGTCGGCAAGGAACCGTTTTGGCAAACCGCCGAACCGGCGCGCCTGGACCTCGAAAGCCAGAAAGCGCCGCAGGAACGGCTGGCTCAGCCCCTTGGGAACCGGCGATTGGAAGAGGTCCGACCAGGCTGCCATCAGCGCCGCCCGGTCCATGGCTTCGATCTCTGTCACCTTAAGCATCATGCGCGCGCCGGAGCGCCGGTGATCCGATAAACGACAGCGCCGCCATCGGTTTTGGGTGGCACCTTGTCGATAATGTAACCGGATTTGCGCAACGTGCTCAGGGCTGCGCGCACCGAATGCGCCTGCCAGCCTGTCTCTTTCTGCAGGCTTGCCACCGTGGCGCCGGACTTGCGGGTCAGCAGGCGCTGGATGGCGGTTGACTTGGTCTCTTTCGGGGTATTTGGGGATGTTCTTGACATTTGATTCTCCTGTGTTGTGCGGCGCTGCGGAAGGCTGCGCCGTCACCGAGGAGAGCCCGGGTATCGAGCCGGGCGTGAGCCCAGTGACGCTCTGTTCGGAGGCAATGTCCAGTCTGTTTTTCGACGCGCCGACTTGTCACCCCGAATCGCGTTCGTCAGATAAAACAATGGGTTACGAGAAAAATCCCTTGACGGAATTCCATTTTTTGGTAACTTGGGATCAATAAGGCGCAAAATCGCCAGGTCGTAGAAGGATGCTTCGACCCGAATTCCAAACCAAAGCCCATTGGGTGTCTGGTGTTGAGTCCGGGTAGCTCCAACCGACCTTGACCTCCACCATCGCCATAGGGATCAGATGAATGGAGGCTTCATGCCCAAGGATAGTAAGATCAATGATGTCGTTGATGGCGTCGGCGGACAATCTCAGGGAAATTCTGGCTCCGCACGTAATGATCTAGTGCCTGAGCTCGTGACAAAGCTTATCCCAATTGAGAAGCTGAACACTGCACCGCGGCGCATTCGACGTGCGACAAAGAAACAGACTGAGCGTGTCAAGCGCTCGATCCGAGCTTTCGGGTGCGTGCGCCCGGTGCTGATCCGAAGCAATCTTGACATCATCGATGGACATATTCTGATCGAGGCTTTGCGCGACCTCGGGGTCAAATTGGTGCCCTGCATCACTATAGATCATCTCTCAGGCACCGAGATCCGGCAGCTTACGATTACTTTGAACAGGACCCAGGAGACAGGCGCTTGGGACGATGACAATCTCAAGCTCGAGTTTGAGGAATTGCTGACACTGGAGGTTGATCTCAGTGTAACCGGGTTTGAGATTCCGGAAATCGATTTTCGGCTGGGTCATTTTTCGATTGAAGAAACCAAGGACGATATGCTCGATGATCTGGATGCGTCTTGCCTGGACGCTGACCCTGCAGTGTCGCTCCTGGGAGATGTTTGGCTGGCCCGGGAGCATCTTATTCTTTGCGGACGCGCGCAAGATTTGGCGAACAGTTCGATCCCTGAGAGGTTAGGTCTGGCATCCGTACTCGTCACAGATCCGCCCTTCAATGTGCCGATATCGGGACATGTCACTACAGTCCGAGGTCGCCATGCAGAGTTCGCCGAAGCGTCCGGGAACATGACCTCTTTCGACTTCGTAGAATTCCTTGTCGATGGCCTTACGCACTACATCAATCTTCTCAAACCCGGCGGCGTGGGGTTTGTCTTCATGGACTGGCGGCACGTCCGCGAGGTCTCGGAAGCCTTTCTCCGCCTCGGGGTTGACGTGATCAACATGGCCGTATGGGTCAAGTCCGCGCCCGGCATGGGCTCGCTTTACCGGTCACAGCACGAATTGGTGTTTGTTGTGCGACGCAAGGGCGCATCCCATCGCAACAATGTGCAGTTGGGCCGGTTCGGCCGCAACCGCAGCAATGTCTGGGAATACGGTGGTGCCACCAGCGGAAACACTGCTGAAGATGATTTCTCGGTCCATCCCACTGTAAAACCTGTCGCGATGATCCGGGACGCACTCCTCGATGTTTCGGCCCCCGGAGACCTTGTTGTCGACTGTTTTCTCGGATCGGGTTCGACTCTGATTGCGGCGGAGACTTCGCAGCGCAGGTGTTTCGGCGTTGAGATTGATCCCCATTATGTTGATGTCGCGCTCAGCCGCTGGATGGCGCTGACAGGTCAGGAGGTAGTGCTTGCCGCCACGGGGGAAACCTTCGCGCAAGTTGCCGAACGGCGCGCCGTAAAACTTCTTCCTCCGCCAGCAAAGGGGGCTTGCAATGTCTGATGATTACGACGTGGGATATGGTCGACCACCCAAGCACGGCCAGTTTCAGAAGGGCCGTTCCGGCAATCCATCTGGCCGGCGTGCGGAACAGGAGCGGTTCGCCTCGGTCCTTCGGGAAGAGTTGGCCAGCGAAATCGTGATGAAGATCGGTGACCAGAAGATCAAAGCATCGGTCATGCGCGGGCTAACGAAGATGATGATCAACATGGCTCTCAGTGGCGACAAGAAGGCGATCACCGAGCTGATGCGCCAGATCAACAGGTATTTTCCGGAACGCATGTCAACCGAAGATGCGACGCTGCCGCCGAGCGAAGAGGACATGAAACTCCTCGAGGATTATGTAAGGCGCCGGCTGGCCGAGAGTCTGCCTGCTGCGGGAGGGTCGCCCGATGACGACGAATTCTGATATTCATGCGTTGTATCGACAGGACTTCCGGTCGTTTGTTCTGAAGGTTTTCTGGACCCTCCATCCCGGCGATACCTGCCTCGAAAACTGGCACATTGACGCGATCATCTGGCATCTGCTCGAAATCATAGAAGGCAGATGCGCCCGTTTGATGATTAACATGCCACCGCGGACGCTGAAGTCGATGATCGTTTCAGTTGCCTGGCCGGCCTTTATTCTCGGTCATGATCCAACACGGAATATCTTTGTGGTATCACATAGCCTCGATCTTGCGGAAGCGCTCCATGCGGATTTCCGGAAAGTCGTGGAAGCAGACTGGTACCGGACGGCTTTCCCGACCATGAAACCTGCTGCAGACAAGAACACGACGCTGGTTTTCCGCACCAGCCAGGGTGGGGCGCGCAAGGCCTTTTCGGTTGAGAGCAAGATCACGGGGCAGGGGTCTCATTACACCATCCTTGATGACCCATTGGATGCATCTGATGCGCTCAACGAAGCGGCTTGCGAGAAAACCAACAATTGGATCGTGAATGTTCTGATGAACCGGTTCAACCGGGCGAGCGAGGGTGTCATGGTGCTGGTGATGCAGCGGGTTGCTCTCAATGATCCGGCGGGATTTCTGCGGGAGATTGAGCCGTGGGACATCCTGTCGCTGCCAGCGATCGCGGATCAGGATTACGGTGTTCCTATTGGTCCGGGCAAGTGTCATTATTTTGGCCGTGGAGAGCTCTTGCATCCAGAACTGTTGAACCAGGAATTTCTGGAAAGTAGGCGTCGTGGCATGAGACCCGCTGACTACAGTGCTCAATTTCTTCAACATCCCCTACCATTCGGTGGTGGATTGATCGATATCTCGCTCTTTGGACGATATAAGAAACTGCCCGTTCAGCGTGACACACGCTTTCTGAGCATCGATGCCGCGTCCGGATCGGACTCCGGATCATTTTCCGTTATCCAAGTCTGGCAGATCACCGATGGCGGCATTTACCTGATGGACAGCCATAGAGGCCGATGGAATTTCCCAGAGCTTAAGACAAGGACGATTAAGGCACAGATTGACAACAATGCCGACTTCATCCTGATCGAGTACGCGTCCAACGGGGAGGCGCTCTCACAGGACCTCGGGCATCATTATCCGCGGGAGATCCAGGAGCAAATGATACAGTGGTACAAACCTCGGTATTCCAAAGTGATTCGGATGGATCTGGCTATGGTGCCGATCGACGCCGGACAAGTGTTCTTTCCAGAGAAGGCCGCTTTCTTGCAGTTGTTACTGGATGAGTTGCAAGCTTTCCCCAACGGTATCTACGACGATCAGGTCGACGCATTGTCACAAGCGCTCTGGTTCTTTTCTCATGAGTACAAGAACAATCTGCATAACCCGGAGTACAAGGCGCGTTCGAGAGTTATAGCGAAGTGGTAGTTGGGTCATTGAAGCTGAGAGAAGGCCATGAACACCGGATGTTATATTTCAAGGCGTATGTTGGGAAAATTGCTTCAAAACTGTCCCGACGGTTCGAATCCCATTTCCTCCTTTGTTGCTGATAAAGCCGCATATGACGCCGCAATACTTTACCTCAAAGAACGCGGGTTGAACCCCGACATGTTTACAGATGATGACGACTATCCCATCATTGAAAGCCCTCTTTG